TGTTCCTGGATACCGCCTGACGACCCTAAGAAGAGATTTCACTCTCCCTAGTATTCAGACATTACAACCACAAACGTAATGAATGAATACAACTAACCTAACCTTCTCCTCTTGTGAGGATTGGGTGGCTTCGTTAGACCGTCAGGCCCCAACTTGTCCAATGAGAGTACAAGAGCGTACCTAGCCGCCCCAGAAACGTAAGATAACCGGTAGGACTTCTCATAGAAATCTAACCATCTTCTCACGCCACCAGCCAAGTCTGTCACGGGATCGCTGAGGCGATCTCCTGGAATTTTGGAGTTGATCGAATCAATTAATTGATTCAATCGACGTCCTAGATCCCAAACAGACAAGTGCTGATCGTTGGTCGGGATGACACCCCGCGCGATCTCTTCTCCTCCCGAAAGGAAAGAAAAGATTTCACGTTGAGCATCAATCCGCGACAACGACTGGGGGTTGGCTTCCATGGAAACGTATCCGAACTCAGAATAGAGATTGTTAAGCATATCTTTAGTCCACTGGGACGAATCAAGCTTACGCTTAGACTCCAACCAGAGGTAAGAAAGATCTGTGAGACGCGATCCGTCTTGAAATTGTTTCTGAACAATCTTCGAGATAGACCACCTCACAGCACGTGCAAAACGAGGGTACCTTCGATACTCAGCATCTTCGTTCATCGTGGGAAAGCCCCCTCCGCCAACCTTTCGGCTGATGAAGGGAGGAATCCCAGCTTTACGGAACATCTCAATGAGATAACCATATCGCTGAGAAACCACGTCAATGAATGCTCGCCGACGCGAAGTCGGTAAGGATTCAAATGAATTAGATAAGGAGACAGGGATATCGAACAAAGGATGTTTTGAATCTTTTGTCCATTCCAAATCTCCGGTCAGTAGTCTCACTGAAACAGTAGAGACGACGACTAGCTGAGAACCATCGAGAACAGCGGCCTCCTCACCGAGGACCAGGCCCCACTCAGACTCGAGATCCTTGAGCTGAGAAGAGCGGCCACCTGTTCTTTCAAGTACAAAGGTATACCGTTGGGAAACTTCTGCAGGAACATAAGAGACAAGATCGTCTCCGATGATCGAGTAGAGGTTAAATAGATCCCTCGGTACCCTCACGTAACACTCGTGCCAAGCACGATCGTGCAGCCACATGTTGTAAAACGAAAGGATAGGCCACGAGCAAGGAAGTCCCATAAGGACCCCCCTTTTCGTGTATGAACGCCCATCTTCCCATTTACAATATAGGCCAGAGGAAGCAATGTATAAGGGTTCTGCTAATTGGTCATCTATTCGATAGCCAGCTAGACGGAAACCGTCTACAATACCTCGCACGATGGCTTGACACAAATCTCTAGGCATGAGGTCTGTCGCAGTTGTTAGATCTGCGGATCGGAAAAGGAATCCGTCTAATAGATAACCGCCCCGTCTTTCGACGGCTCGATTAAATCGTTCGACGTATTCTAATCTCTGATCATTGAGGGTAACTGAAGCCTTCGAAGCTGGGTCTCGTTTCAAAAGACCTAGCAACATCGAACTCCAAAGATGAAGTTTTGCGACCAAGACTGAAGGAGCCTTAGTCACTACTCTCACTTTGAAGCCACGCTCGAAGACAGGAATGGCAGTAACTTCTGCATTCCCTGGAATTTCACTTGAGAGTACGAAGTCCAAAAGGAATAAGTATTCTCGCATGATCTCCCAGTCTTCGAGAGTCAGCCCCAGTTCCTCCGCATACCTTGGCAACCATAGCCACAGGACCTCATCTCTCCTACATCTAGAACCAGGGGGCCTAGCACTGAACGCTGCAAAACTATTACTAGTGATGCGGTCGTACGGTACTGGTAACCCACCGGGAGATTGGGAGAGAGAGTTCAAATCTTCAACACCGATAAGGGCGCCTCTGTAAAGATTGGTCTCATCTGAGAGGTAACCGAAGTTACCTCCCATACGACGATTCCTTTCCGTACAGGAGCTTGTGGACGTTGATATCTTGGCCCGAAGGTCAGGACCCAACCAACACAAACAACTCACCTTCTTACGAACGAACTGGTGAATTGAGCTCAAATCGGACTCCAAGCAATTAAACTCACTCGTCAAGTTAAACTTGTGAGCTTTCATTGTAACCCTGGAGGCTTCTTGATCTCCACGCGGTAGGGCTCTTCCAGTTCTTGAGATCTGAAAGAGTAGGGTAACTCTAGAGTTCCCTATCCAACCGTTGGTGTCGAGAGATCCTCTGAAATACCTTTTGAGAAAAGGGATTCCAGGATCACTCTCTACAAGAAGTGCTGAAGCACGGATCTTTGCGAGCTCATCCTTCATAGCTTTCGCCATGAAGGCCTTTCCCCTACAGACAGCCAGGGTTAGAAGCCAGTTAGCGAGAGACAAAAGTCCCTCGTGAGCTGACTTCC